CTACGCCGCTATTAATTTCTGTACCTGTTATTTCATTATGAGCATGTGCATATGCGCAAAGCTGTAAAAAATAATCTTGAATCCATTCTTCTTTTTTTGGTTTATTAGTTTGTTTAAAATCAATAATATGCGGCTTGCCTTTATATACACCTACAATATCTGTTGTACCTGCGTATTGGTCTTTATAATATAACTGGACTTCTGATCCCCATACTTCATCTACATGACATAAACCTTCTTCAATTATAACTTCAGCCATGCTTATAGCTTGTGTAGTTCTTGGATTATAATCAACTTTATATTTCTCATCTAGAATATAACATTCTAAATAATTATGCATCTTTGTACCAATGCTGGCAGCTTCATCTCTAATACGTTTAGCTTCTTCTTGACCTACTCTATTAGCCCACTCATTAAGATATTTCATATCTTTAGTTTTGCTTAAAATAGATGTTACAGATGGAACAGAATTACCTTCAGGAGTTTTATATAATCTTATATCAGCGGAATCATCATCCCGAACAATTTCAGGATAAGAATATTTATCAAGGATAAGCTCCATCAAACTATTATAGATACATTTCTAGGAAGATCTACGTTTACGTTTATGTATTTTTAATATCTGGTTAAAAAAATCTTCTGTGCTTTTATATCTTCGATGTAAAGATTTCCATACTCGTTGAGCATCTCCAGAAGCATCATGAAAATAAGTAGCAATTGATCCAAGGTGATGTAAAGCTGTTTCATACAAAAGGTTTCCGTAACCCTTTTTACGAAATGGTTCATCTAAATCTGCATAGCGAACAATATTATATAATTTACCATCAACCTTTTTATTAGCTTCAATAGTTAAGACTCCAACAACCTCATTAAAGCCTTTGGCAGGAGTATCTATGAATTTAAGATTATAAGAAATATCGCGTGCTTTATCTTTCTTTTTACCTTTATAAGGATCTTCAACAACAATCGTAAGAAGATTCTCATGATTGCGTGGAGCACGTTTACGGCAGGATTGTCGAACAACGGGTACCATACTACAATACGGTACTGGTATCATATTAATCAGTTAGTTTTTTCTTTAACTCATCAATCTGTTTTTGCTGATCTTTAACAGCTTCAATGAGCAAAGGTATAATTTTTTCATACTTAACAGCCTTATAACCCGTGTCACGGGTTGTAACGGCTAATGGTAAAACTTCTTCTATCTCTTGAGCAATAACACCATAATCAACACCCTTAAGATGGTCAGGTGCATCTTCAGCCCACTCAAATGTAACTCCATTAATTGATTGTACTTTATTAATTGGGTCTGATATAACAACTATGTTATTCTTTAACTGTTTATCAGAAGTAGAAAAGGCAGTGATATCACCTGATGCTTGAATTGTACCATTTGCGCTGACTGCTACGTTTGAAGAGCCACCTGTATCTACAGTAAGCTTAGACGCAGCTGATGGTGTATTAGAACCAATAGCTACTACATTAAGAGACTTATCTACAAATAGTGTATTACTATCAACATTTAGATCAGTTGATGAATCTTGTATTTGATTATATGTACTGTTCCAGTTAGCGCTATTAGCTTTAAGTTCAGTTTGGGTACTATAGTAGCTAGTATTCCAGCTAGCACTACTAGCTGCAACTTCTGATAAATTATTCAAAAGAGATGCACTGTTAGATGCAATATAGTTCCATGTATTACTGCTTGCTCTAGTTTGTTCTAAACCATGGGTGTTTGCACCAAAGCCTGCAAATACAACTCCATTTGCTGATATATCACCAGCAACAGTCAACTCTTCTCCAGGGTTAACCTCCCCTATACCAACTTTATTATACCCACCTCCACCAGGAGTTAGATGAATAATATTTCCACCAGGTGCCGTCCATTTACTGCCTTGTGTCCATGTTCCACTATTGCCAACAATAGTTGAACGCAGACCTAAAATATCAGTAATCTCTCGTGCACCTAAGTTAGCGCTTAATTCAGGAGTAGTAATAGCAACAAAAGCTCCACTAAGATAAAAGTCCCCCATGAACTCTTGTCCTGGACCGGCAATAGGATCACGTGCAGAATCATAATAACCAGGCGTCGGTAAAGTATGATGATTTTTACCGTGCCACTTACTATGAAATCTTACATTATCTGACATATAAAATATTTATCCTTTTTAGCTCAATTCCACTGTTTGTTCGGGCAATGGGTATTTATTTGTTGCAGTTGTTTGTAATATACCTGCTATTTCAAGCTGCAAATCACAAATTTTCTTTATACATCTGTTAACAACATCAGCAATACATGGCTCATTAATACCAACAAAATAATTATTATCTGCTGATAAATTAAGAATATGAGTTTCAAATTCTTGTAGATATTGTATATCTGTTAATTGTAACTGACCATTTGCTTGATATGTACCTGTTACTTTAGAATGAATATGATCATTAAAAATCATATGATTATATAATAGTTTATATAATGCTTTATTGACCATATAAGAAGAAATATATTCATCTTTTTCTACATGCACACTAGATAAATCAAAAGTTTGAGTTTTATATAAATCATATACTAAAGTTTTGTAATTAGTTTTTTCATATGGCTCAATGAATATTTTACCTACTGGTGCATTCGTAACAGGTGGTTCATAAGTAGCAGTAGTTTCTGAACCAAGGAATAATGTTTCTCTGTCTCCGATACCAGACGCAACGTCAAAGAATGAAAAAGCTTCAGAACCAGAAACAGCAGCCATATTTAAAATATTGTTTGTTTTATATGTACCTATAGATTTATCTGGTCTTGATACAAACTTTTTATAGAGGTTAGTTTCAGTTAAAACATAAAAAATGTTATTATTAATTTCTGAGAAAATAATATTTTTAAAAGTTTCGCCTGATACTCTGTCTGAAAAAGTTAAAGTGTTTAAAAATTGTCCTGATGAATTATATGTTGTCATTTCTCCATCTCGAGAAAGAAGATAAATATCTCCTGAGCCGTGATGTACATTAATATCAATATATGTGTCACCGGATAAAGACTTAAATTGATTAGCAATAATTTTGCTTTCTTTCCAATTTAAATTTTTATCAAATATTTTATATCCACTTAACGCAGGATCTAAAACATAAACATTATCCTCTTTATCAAGAGCAATCTTTTTGGCTGATTTAAATTTAGAATTAATAACTTTAGATGATGTTTCACCACCAACAGATACTTCCAAAAATCTACTAATACCAGACAAAGCTGAGCCGTGTGTTAATACACTTTCTACATTTAGCTTGTGAATTAAATTATTATCTAAGACAAATAGTTTACCATCTTTAGTTGCTTCTACATCTAAAATATTAGTAAATGAAAGATCAGTAACTGTTTCTAAGGTTGTTATACCAGAACCTCCAAACCTTTCTACAGGGTCTCTTCCTGCAGTTATGTAAGGAGCTGTACTTGTATGTTCTACTTCTAAAGCTAATAATGTAGTACCATTTTTAACTGGTACAAAACCAACAAATCGTGTACCATCAGTATCCTGTACAAAAGCTGCATCTGTAAATCCAGAAAGTACAGTACCATTTGATGCAGCAACATTTGTTACAGCTTTAGTGTTTGTAGGAGGTGATAAAAATTTAAATCCATTAACTGTAGTTTCTGTACCAATAGCTCCTTCCCAAACTCCATCAAGAGGCATATCATTAATGGCTAGTTTAGATTGTGCATTAAGATAGAGAAAATTATCATGTAATAAATCTAATTTACTATTAAAGGTTTCTTGTGTGATAAATGTATCATATTCAAAACGTACCTGGTCGTAGTTATTTGGTAAAATAATTTGATCAGTTATATATCTGTCTAAATTAAATTTTTCTGCTACTTGATTATCAATATTAGTGCCTGATAATACTGCTACATCTGGAGCAGCATCTAAAACAGTTCTTTTTGTTAAATCAGTATTCATTAGTAACTTCCTCCGCCTCCTCCGCCTGTTGATGAGCTTGTAGTACCAGTATCACTCTCTGTTGTAAGATTAATAGTTTCAACTGCAGTTTCTCTACCAGTTAATGTTAATGTATTAACAGTAACACCATCCCAATCTACTTTATTTAATTTAGTATAAGCAGGAGATATATTTCCAAGATGTTCAATAACCTTATCAACTATTTTACTCTTAAGTGATTCATCTGTTATATTTGAACCACGTACATCAATATTATAGAACTCACTCTTTCTACCTGGTACTTTAAATTTAAACGTACGTTCAATCTCATCTATGTAATTTCTATTACCTATAGCCATATCAAACTTAACTGGCTCAATATTAGTAAGACATCTATAATGAGATTTTAATTCATAATATTGTAAATTTTTGCTGTATAATTTTATATTTGTCAGCTCAACGCCTGCAATTTTATGAAAGGAAGGTTGCTTAGTATATTTGTCTAATAAAATATTATGTATATAAGGTGTTGTACCTACAACTAAATTACTATTAAAGACAGGCAAGAACGAGAATTTTGTACCACCTAAGCTTATAGTTTGTTGTTCTAATGAATCTACATACAGTTTATAACTTCCTTGTTCAGCGTTAAATGAAATATGGAAGTTATGTCTACTATTATCTAAACCAGATGTTGAGAATGTCAATGTATGAGCAGAATAAGCTGCAGTTGCTGTTGATGTATTATACTCATTAACAACACCTATTTTAAATTTAAGATCATTAGCATCATTACGTCTAAAGCGACGAGCTGTTTCATACCCATTGAACGACTTAACACCTGATAGAGAATCCAAACCGTCAGTCTGTCCGAGACTATAAACATCTTCTACAGTATCTATAACATTACCAGTATCAAGATTAAGCTTAATAAAGTTACCGCCACCTGATACTTCATTAAATACAACAGCATATCCATTATAACCTGTATTGTCAAACTCATAAACAAAGTCAATATTTCTACTATTAAATCCAGAAGGTGTACCTGTTAGAGAGCTAGTAAATAAAACATTTCTATCTTTATCTATTTTAGCAACTTTTTGCTCTCCATATAATACCCAAACATTATTACTGTTATCAACATTTACTCCGACTATAGGCTCTTCACTAGAGAGCGCTCTAACTACTGTTAGGCTTGATGCACTCATCGCTCTGTCGTATGTCCATATATTATTGTTAGCAATAAACCAAGGATCACCGTCATTATCAACAGCAAAGTTATTGTTAATAGCACTTATACCTGCTACTGTAGTTTTATAGTCAACTGCGACTACAATTGGATTAGTACCAAATAATGGATGAGAAGAAACATTAGGTGCTGCTATTCTTAAACCAGATAGAGCACCACCTCTCATAGTATTGTTATTGCTCTCGTAAAGATTAACTTTAATTACTTCACCGAGATAATTATCATCTTGATTTTTAAGATCATACTTAACAACATTAGCTTCAGCTCGAGAATTAAAATCTGTATTAACAGCAGCGTTAGCTGTACTTAATGTACAAATATAGATATTATGTTCATCAATATCCATATCAGATGGTAAACAACCAGTAGCTATTCTTGAGCTTAAATCAATTTTATTTTTTATTACTCCATCGTGATCATATTCATATATAACCCATTGATCATCTAAAATATAATAACCGCTAGTTGATGGATTCTTTTTAAATAGCCTAATGTTTTTACCTAGAGTGTGAGTATCAAGTTTAACGTAATCAGTATTATACGCTTCAACGTTTGTATTCTTAGGAATTAAAAAGGTAGGTGTAACTACTTCTTCATTAAAAACTCCAAAACCATTATCAATATAATTACCTAATATTTGATGACCGAAAGGTTTAGTCCAATCATCACATTTCATCCAGAAGTTAAGATCAAAAGAGCCTTTATTGTCTACATTTTTTATAACTCCATATTCATTGCTATTAAACTCATAACTGTTATCTAAAGGCTGGTCTAATAATGATCCTGAAGCATCTTTATATTCTTCAATACCATCTACGATAAGTTTATAGCTACATTTATCAATTATTGTTTTAGAATCATTATTACCGATATGGTGATATGCATATGCCGTACCAGCTTCAAAAACTAAATTACTTCTTACATCAAATACACTAAAATCTTTTGCAGATAGATAAACTACAAATGAACTCCAATCATCAATAATTTGTACTAAATCAGATGTTAATGCAGCAGTCTTAGTTAAAAAGCTAGGATTGTAATAACGATCAACCCATACAGATGTACCATTAATATCTCCATTACCTGATAACCAAGAACAAACCCAACTATCATCTGTTTGAGGCATTAGATTATTTTTATAATCTTCTGTTCTTTTAAGAAAAACTTTATCACTAGTTGCAGGTCTATCTCCTGCTATAGCTCCAGCATCAACAAATTTAGAATCATGTATACTTAAACGTATATAAGGACTAAATGTATAAGGTATGTGAAAGTATGTTAGCTTATCTGGATGAAAAGATACTTCTTTTGTTCCTGTATTATAGCCAGCAAATACATTATGTGTACCTAATTCTTGATTTGTACCGGTATGAAGCTTTGTATATTTTCTGTGAGTAACTATGTCCTCATTAAAGATATTATTTTTAGAACCTTTACCTTCTGCATTAAGCTGATTCTTTAATGGAAGAATATCAACATCATAATTATTAGCAGTTATATTATTAAATGTTGTTGTTATTATTTTATTATTCTTAAGATCATCAATTGTTTTGCCTAATGCTTTATCAAGTGAGTAATTATTAATACCAGATACATAGCTTGTCCATGTATCATTTAATGATAAGGTTGTTGGTGCATAGGACGTTTTACGCAATTCAAAAACAGTATTGTCATTTAAAATGGTCTCATTAGTTGCTGTTCCAGTTGCTATAGCACCTGATAGCTGAGATAGTTTTAATGTATGTAATGCACCGCTATTTTTTCCTGCTGACAATATCCATGTCGTTGATGCATTTCGCATATGTCCAGATAACGTCTTAAAGAAAGAAATATAACCTGAACCTTCGTCATAAAGATAGTTAAAAATTTGTGTATCTCTATCTTGAGTGGTTGCTACATTACCATCTGATGCACTAACTGGCAAGACGATTGCGTCTTCAGCAGCTGTTAACATAGACCAGTCTGTACTAACGCCTACGTCTGCTACTGTAAAATATTTTAATGTAGAATTATTTGAGTTATAATCATATTGACGAATTGCACATTGCTGTTCATCTATTAAGATAACTTCAAAAAGAGAATTAGCATCTAATGTTGTACTTGTTCCTGATAATTGTAATATATCTCTATTAGTACCAGCACCATGTAGATATTTGTTTTGATCACGTAATTTTAAAGTTGTAACAATATACTTAGGATATGTTGACTTATTTGTATTAACAGTTAATCCGAGATCATTTGTTGTAAAGTCCGTGAGGAAAAACTTATTATAATTATTTGTTGTAGTATCTTCAGCAGCTGAAAGAATATTATTTGATATTAATGTTAATAGTCCCTCAGTAAAGTCAGTAGTTTTATCAATAGAGACAAATTCATCATGCGCATATGAAGCACTTAAAGCTTTTGTATTGTCAGTATTGAAAGGAAATACATCCATCTAAGAATATTTATAGGAAGATCCACATTAAGACAATCAATTTATTAAGGTCCGGTAGATACAATTTGCGTTGCTGTAAATGTACCAGCTGCTATCTCCATAATTATAAACATACTTTCACCATCAAAACGTTCATCATTATTAGAGGTGCTTACACAACGATTTAAATGAAATGTATTTGCTGATGTATCTACATTCCGTATAGTAGGATGATATGTAACAGGTGTACCTTTACTTGCACCAGGTGCATCTATATGTATTAAATATTGTTCTTCATTAGTAGTATCAGCATTAGCATCATAATTAGCTTTAAACATATAATGGGCTCGAGAAGTGCCACCTCCCAGTGGGTTATGATCTAATCTATCAATATATGTTGGACTACTATAATCTGTACCTGTATCTCGTCTAAAACCAAAACCAAATCTATGATTACTAGCTTCATGGTTTATTTTTGGTAATAGCAAAAATACAGAATTATCAGCCTTGGGTGTTATTGAAGCTGATAAAGCAGATAATGAATGTATAGCATCATCTTCAAAAGATATTGTCATATGCTCATTTGTTCTAAAGTATATTGTCTGCAATACAGATCCTACAACTGAGTTTTCAAAATCAGCAACTTCAATTGTATCAACATCTGCACTAACAGCTGATAACTGAGTCAATACATTAACACTATTAAGTTTAAGATTCTGATCTACTCCATTATATAAAGCAGCTGTTAAGGTTTTTAATTCTGTTTTATTCTGTGCAATATCATCTGCATGAGCAGAAATAGTTGTATTAAATGTAGCGTTATCTAATGGAATAAGAACGTTACCAAAATCAATCTTCTGTGTACCGTTAGGTGTATCTATAATGAAAAAATCCCCACTGTTGACTTCTTCAACTTCATTCAAATTTGATATGGATGTATTGTTAGCCATGTTATCCTGTTATAATTTCCATAACTGTATATGTCGATACCGCAACTGAACTATCCATATTATTAGAATCACTGTGAGTATGTGATCTGTTAATATGGATGTCATTTCCACTATGATTAGCAAAAGCAATACCATATGTTTGCTCATCAGTTGAACCAGGATGATCAATACAAGTAAATGAAACAAGATTACTATCAGCCGCACTATTAACAGTATCTCTAAATGTAACTCCTGGTCTATTGCTTAGATCATCAGCTTCTATAAAACGATCAAAATTATTTTTAACAATAAGAAATCCGTTGGTTGCTTCTGCCGCGCAGCTATGATGAACACAAACATTTATATGTATAACGCTATTAGTTTTAGTAGGTGTAATTGCAGCACTTAAACCTTCAATTACGGAAAATGTTGTTTCATTAGATGTAACAGAGAAAGTATCTCTTTTTACTGTGCTGACAACTTGATTAATTCCCTTTTTAATATCTGCACTAATAGTAGCTACATCTGTTTTTATTGGATTTATAGAACCACTAACAGAATCAATAGATGAACTTAATCCAGTTATATCTGTTTGCAATCCAGATATTTGAAATCCGTGAGTTGTATTATTATCTCCTAATACAAAATCTTCAAAATCAATAATGCTTGTACCATTATCAGCTTCAACAAGAAGAAAGTCACCAGCTTTTATCTCCTCAACTTGAGGTAAATTCTTAATACTAGTATTTTTGTTATCAGCCATTATTTATTATTTATCCTGCTGGAGTAGGACTTACAACAGTAAGGGCTGTAAGACTATCTAATATTGTTGTTGCATTAGCGTCATCAACTGTATCACCATAAACACTAAAGTTCTTAACCCAGCAATTACTTGCTGTTTTACCAGTTGCGAATGACATACCGACATTAAACGTATCAGGTATAGAAGGTACAGAATTATATACTGCATTAGCTAATGTTGCAGTAGGTTCTAAAACTTGTTCTAAATATGTCTGATAATCACCATTACCATCTTTAATCTCCACTTTAAGAAGCTTACCTTCATTTAAGAGTCTAACTCTACAACGTTTATACTCAATATCATCTAAACTAGTTAAAGTTTGATGTAATGTTACCGGTGAAGAGAAAGTAGAAAGATTAGGTGTACGAGTAATAACAGACCATTTTAAGTCAGCACCACTACGTAAAGTTATAGAATTAGGTTCCGCAATAGATAACCCTTCTGTTGCTGATAATGCAGTTCCATCCCATGCACTTAAAGCTCCAGTTTTATAATTTTTGATAGTACCGAACTCTCCACCAATGTCAAACCCAACACCACACCATGCACCTCTTATTCCATTAAATGCTCCAGATAAATTAAATGTTCTTACACCTACATCACCAACATAGTTTGTATAGCCTAAACTAGTACTCGGACCTGCTGGGGTGAACTTAAAACGGCTATCCCAAAAGAACACACTAAAACCTTCTGCAGGTGCAGCAGTAGGCAGTGTAGTTAATAAAGGTGTTAGTGATACAGCCATTTAAAATATTTATGGCTTAGGCAAGATAATGAAACTTAATTAGGTTTTTGTGGAACTCGCGTACCGTCTGGGTAAACTGCTTCACCAGTCTTAGGATCTATTTCGAATGGTTCCGGTCCAGGTACGTTTAATGTTCCATCTGGTTTAACTAACGTATCTACACTACCAGTTACAGTATCCTCAATCCCAACTAATTTCATAGCTTTTTCACGAGCTGTTGGAGATAGAGCCATTATAGCAGCAATTGAAATGCCTAGAGCAGCAGCTGTCTTGGCTAGAGGAGACATTTCTTTCTTTTCTTCTTCCTCTTCATCTTCTTTAAGAGGTTTTCTTTTACCTGTATAATATTCTCTAAAAGAAGGTCTTTTTAAGACATAACCACCAGCTCCACTTATACCACCTTTAGATGGAGGTGAACCAGCTTGTCCTATATTTGTTCTTGGTAACTTCATTTTTTCTCCATCTCTTTACGTCTCTTTAAATAATCCTGAAATCTTTTATCTCTAGCAGCATCCATTTCTTGGCGCCTTTTAAGATAGTCTTGCTGTATTTTACCTAACTTTGGTGCAATTGGTGGGCCTACTTTAAATCCTGGTATATCTTTTAAAAGCGGATCTTTAGCCGGATCATATGCTGGCGTTAAACCTCCTACATTACGTGGTGGTTGATTAGTAGATGTAGGAGCTGTAGGAGCTACAGGAGGTTGATTAGTAGACATAGGTGCTACAGGAGGTTGATTAGTACCTGTTATGTTAGCTTTAGGAAACATTTTCTGTACATCTGCAGCAGGTATAATTTTTGTAGGTACCTTATTTGTTATACCTTTAACAACATTAGTAACAGCATCAGCCTCATTAAGACTCTCTAAGATAGAATTAGCTAATGTGTCAAACTTGTTCATTTAATTATCTCTAAGTTTGTCGCGAACTTTGTTTAGTGTATCAGTCGCGGCTTTTACTTTATCCATATCTACCTTACCATCTGGTTTTAAAAATGGATTTGGTTTAGGTTTTATTGTATCTGTTGTTTGTACTGGCAGTTCAGAGTCTACTTTTTTTTTATATAAGCCTTCGCGTCAAATTTCTCTGGATCAAACGAAGATGGAGAAGCACCAGACACTTCATCAGGATTTGGAGGCAGTGCAGCGCCTGGATTAATAGCTCTACCGGCGTCTACTGCCTTCTTACCAACAAAATCTTTAATATCACCGCCTAGTTTTTTCATTCCACCACCAAAACTACCAGCTTCTTTAGCCGCGCCACCTAACTTATATATACCATAGCCTGCGCCTGCTAGTGCTGCTAGCTTAGCTGCTTTACCAGCTAGGTCTCCTGCTTTAGCGAAGAAACCCTTTTCTTTGTGCTCATCTTCACTTAGCGGTACGTAAAGTTTAGACATGACGTTCTCGTAAGCAACATCAAATTTGTTTAATTGTCTAGTTTCTTCTTTCATTTTTAAATCTTCTTCTTTTTCTTTTTTTGCTTTTTTCTGGGCTTTATGTTGAGCGTATGCACCTTTAACAGCTCCAACTGCTCCGGCTCCGAGCTGAGCTAATTGAGCTACTGCACCTACAGTAGCTTCATTATTAATATTATTTATATTTTGGCTCATAAAATCTATAAGTATTTAATCGAAAATGGAATTTAATTTTAAACCTTTACTTTTTAGTAAGTGTTCTATATCTATACTTTTGAGATTATCTATTTTTATGATAGGTGTTTTAGCACTATCATATAATACATTTAGGATATTCAAAACAGATGGAAATTCGATGAGCGAAACCTATCATCATGGAGAAAATCTTTTAGTTAATACTCGAGCTTATAAAGATGAAGATCCAAAAAGATATGATGTTGTTTTAATAGTTGATATAGATAGATTTCTTTTAGGGGATGATTTTATGGTTAAGCGAATAATAGCATTACCTGGAGAAACTGTTGAGCTTAAAGATGGTATATTTTATGTTAACGGTGAGGTACGTACAGATGATATTTGGAATCATACAATTATAGGGCATTATAATTATACAACTGGAGAACTAGAACCAGATCAACCACTTAAATTTAAACTTTTACCAAATGAATATTTTGTTATGGGGGATAACCGTATTGATACATGGTACGGTTGTGTAGATATTTCAGCTATACTCGGAAAAGTAATTAACTAGATAACATTTCTAAAACATGCTGCTTAATTTTTGCATGCTCGATACCTGTGTCATCATTAATAACTTGAACATAAACATCTAATGCATCTTTTAAGTTGCGGTAAGCAGCTGGCGTATCTAAAATAGCTTCATGTATTCTAGCATCAACATCACTTTCGTGCGCTATAGTAGTAGGCTGGTTACCATAGTACGCTTCTAAGATAGTCTTGTTGTCGAAATTATTCACTATAACTATTTATACCCGAATAAATAATTTTACATGCCTTATAAGACAAGAAAAGTAGGTAATAAGACTTGCGTATATAAAAAGCGTGGAGGTAAAAAGATAGGATGTACTTCAGGACCTGTTAAAAAATATCTAGGTGCATTATATGCCAACGAATCTGCTTTTCCTTCTTTTAAAAAGTTTTATAATATTGGTTAGATGGAAAGTTTACTTACTGTTGCTTCATATTTCTTTTTAAAATACAAAGCTTCTGCTTGTCTTAGTTCTATTTCTTTAATAGCTTTTTTCATTACTTCTGTCTGAGCACCAAGTATAACTCTAAAGTTATTATTTTCCATTTTAACTTTCTTAATCTCATCCAGACGTTTGCCTATTTCTTCTTTATATGCTTTATTAATGTTATTAACTTCAACAACTTTATGCTGTTGTATAATCATGCCTGATACAACACCTAGAGAAAAAAGGAGCGCTACTATTAAAATATAACCTTTATCTTTCATATTATTATTTATTGTGTAAATATCGATATGAAAGAGCAGCTTCAAATCAAAGGTTGTGATTTAGAAGTTAGATATAGTGAGTCTGGTTTCTGGCAGGAAGATTTGATAGTGTTTTTTAACCCGCCAAAAGATAAAGATAAAGTACACATTATAGAATATCTTTACGAGGAAGGCTTTATATTAGATCCGAGAACACCTATTCGGATATTAGATCTTGAAGCATAAATATTTACATGTCAGTTAAGAAGACCCTAGACGGTGTAGTTACTACTGTTAATGCAAATAGTGGTTCTTGGTCTGGTGGTGGTGGTATAGATTCAACAGACATAATTAAACAAGCTCCAAATGCATTAGCAGAAGATGTAACTATAACAAGTAACTATAATGCATTTGCGATCGGACCTTTAACTATTAATGATGGTGTAACTGTTACAGTTAGTGCAAGTGCAGTATTCAAGGTATTATGAGTCAACTTAATACAAATATAATTAAAGGAGTTCAAGATAACGATGATGTCGTTATCAAAACAAATAATACTACTCGTGTAACATTTGCATCTGGTGGTGATACTCTTGTTACAGCTCTAAGTGCTCCTTCTGTTAGTGCTGTTAATACTTGTAAGGCGTGGGTTAATTTTAATGGTCAAAGTACACCAGCGATAAGAACTAGTTATAATGTATCAAGCATTTCTGATGAAGGTACTGGTAGTTATATTATTATTTTTACCCAACCTATGACAGATGCTAATTATGTTATTGCTGGTCACAACTCATCTGAAAATTCTACTAGCGGTTCAACTGTGATGAGAGGCTCAAACGGGTTTCATAGTGTAAATCCGCAAGCTAGCGGTGCACATATAGTTTGTGCCTATGGGTCTAAGTTTGCTGGTGGTAACTCTGATGGTGCAGCGAATGACGTCTCTATATGTGCTGTATCTATATTTGGTAATTAATAAATAATTTTATGAGCATAGAAGTAAACATGACAAAAGCGAAGGATATCTGGAAAGATAAATGGCGCGCCGTGCGTAAGGAAAAGCTTGAAGCTCTAGATGTTGACTTTATGAGAGCTGTTGAAGCAAGTGATTCTGACAAACAGAGTGAAGTTGCAACTAAGAAGCAAGAGCTTAGAGATGTAACAGACACAGATCTTTCTAATGTATCAACACCAGATAACCTAAAACAAATATGGCCTACATGCTTAGGTGATAAACCAGAGGAGCTTAAATGAGTGATCTAGTAAACAAAAGAGTAATCTTTCCGAATGCAGAAGGTGGTGTATCGGTTCTAATACCAGCACCTAATTGCGGTCTTACATTAGAGCAAATTATTGCTAAAGATGTACCAGGTGATACATATCAGATTGTTGATAAGTCTGAAATACCATCTGACCGTACTTTCCGTAATGCATGGGAATATAAAGAGTGAGTAGAATTGTTCTAGTAAATCAGTCTTCTACACCAGATGATGCTGGTAGTGGAAATGCGCAGCTATTTGTTGAAGGTAATAAAGTATACAAACAAGTAGGTACTGATAGTGCACAAGAATTAACTCGTGGTCTAGTATTACAAGTAAAACAAACCACTTTCACGGACACCTGGACATCGTCAACTGAAACGTTTGTTAATAGTCCCTTGTCTGCTGTAATTACACCATCATCTACTAGTAGTAAAATATTAGTAAAATGTAGTATGATGCTATTCAGTACATATGTTGGACCACCGATTCGAATTGCACGTAAGATAACTGGAGGAAGCCAGACATATCCGATTGTCTCGGATCATTCTACTTATGAGCAAGCTGCTACTATGTGGGCATCTCCTTATGCCGCTTCTAACTATCACGCAACTAGTACAAACTATAATTATCTTGACTCTCCGTCTACTACTAGCGAGATAGAATATAATATACAGACTCTAGGTCCAAATGGAAATGCGGGATATATAAACAAAACGACAAACACAAACAACTATTCTTTTTACGGTACTAGCGAAATAACATTAATGGAGATAGCAGGATGAGTAAAATAATTGTCAATCAGATTGAGTCATCAGACGGTACTACTGATGTTTTAAACTCATTAAGTGCTGTTAATGTAGCTGGAGCTGGTATGGGTCAGGTATTACAAGTAGCATCTACATTCTCTAATACTCATGCAAGTGTTGCTAGTGTAACTCTTACTGATACAGGAGTTTCTGTAAGTATAACTCCATCAAGTACATCGAGTAAAATATTTTTAACAGTTGATGCTTTTATGGGTTCAAGTAACACTGATAGTAATGGAGGCTTAGCAATTTACAGATCAGCTCCAGGTGGCTCAGCAGGTTACGTAGGTGTAGGTGATAACGGTAGTAATAATAATCAAACACAAGTTGGAGGTGCTGTGTATGTTAAAGATTCAAAAGGTCAAAATGTAGGGTTAAGTTTTTTAGATACTCCAAATACTACTGACCAATGTACATATAAACTTTATTTTAATAGCAGATCAGGAAGCTACACAACATATTTGAACAGGACTCATAGTAATAGTAATAATAATTACATGTACGTAGGTGGTACAACAATTACAGCTATGGAGATAGCAGGCTAGTTCTTAAGTTCTTTATTCTCTTTAATTAGATCCTGTATAACAGCTTGAAGTATATTCTTTTCTTTAATATCTGATTCTATTTGTTCAGCTTGTATCTCTGATATCTCTTTCCAATCAGATATCTCACTCTTTAATTCATCTATCTTTTCTTCTAAGTCACTTGTATCAGGTACATCTTCTGTTTTATTACCTGCTGCATAACCTGAGATAAATGAAACACCGGCTAGTAGAGTACAGATTAAGACGTATTGAACCATCTTTGAATCTTTTGCTTCCATACACTTATTTATTCGGCCGCATTGCGTAAAATAGCTGCAAGCTAAGGCGGTCCATAATAAATAGTTTAAATGGGAGTTTTTGATACTACACAAGCTAACTGGGGTAGAGCCGCTAATATTAGCGGAACAGCTAAAGTATGGGCAGCATGGGAACAAATAGGTACACAAGCTTTAAGGGGTAGTTATGGTGTATCTGGTATTGTTGATGAAGGTGTTGGACGTACAACAGTTAACTTTACAACTAATTTTAACAGTCAAGGTGGGTGGTGTGCTACAGGAGCTTCAAACTTTTACGGATCAAATACCATATCTGCTAGCACGGCAAAATTTGCTACAGTATTTCAAACATGTAGTAGTATATATATCTACTGTAATGATGGTGGTACAAACATTGATTCGCATTGGGTTAATTTTGCTGGGTTCGGTCCAAACGATGATCCTATATCATAATTGTCTAAACGGCGCGGTATGCGTGTATAGCCGCAGGCTAAGACGGTCCCATTACTTTTCTCAATATCTAATTAACTTTTATCAATATCACTTTCCGGGATATCAGAGTAAGTAATTACATGATAGCAGGAATAATGGAGTTTATAGCAGTTATAGGATTTATAATACTTTGCTTTATACATCTAATCATTAACTTATTAACCGGACAAGACGGCCCTTTATTACCCTTCTGGTAGGCGGCCCATGCGTGAGTAGCCGTAGGCTAAGGCGGTTCCCAAGGTTCTTAAGATATCCCCGGTAGATAGAATAAATAGTTACATGGACAAGAAATTTTCAGGTAATCAATGGTTTACAGTTAATACTGATACGAAGCCAGTATATAACGACTACGTAGAACAGAATAACTCAGAATTATTCGATAAACAGCCTATAGAAGAGCTTAGCGAAGATCCTGAAGCTTTAGAAGCTAGATTCATTCAGATGATAGAAGATCTAGAGCCAGCACGTGATGTCCGTGAAGCATATATGGATTGCATTGACGGAGGATGTGATCCTGCTAGATTAGCTATGATTCTGGATAAAGCAATAGAAAATGAAAACTTACATCCACACGAAGCTTATTATATAATGACTGGTACTAATCCAGGTAAAGAAGATAATTTTGATATTAAAAATGTAATGGGTAGTAAACCACGTATGGGTAAAGCACAACCAGAACCTGTTAATTATGATAAGGAATATGGTGTGTCAGGCTATTATCTAGATAACGATGGTAGAGATATCAGAGATAGAGACTAAATTGTCCTAGATTAACCCTTCACTACGTTCAGGCGCAATTACCGGGAGTTATACCAATAGCTTCCGGTTTTTTCCTAAAAAAATTTTTTCCGGAAACCCATATATAAGAAATACTAGGAAATTGCGAAAAAATATTGGCATGCACCTTCTGAAACCGAAAACCCGGTTTCGTATATCAGACAAATTTTCGTACTTAAGGTTCTAAGAGCGGGGTGGTTCTAGAAAGTACAGGGGCTGTCTAGAGCAAACCACTCAACTCTAGACAGCCCGCTGTATCTATCTTAGCCTACCTTAGTATAAACTGCCTTCACTCCGCGACCGACCTTATCTAACTTACCGGTAATAGTCAGCTCACGTAAGATGAAACTAGCACGTTGAGCATCTTCGATCTTAGTAAGAGCATCTTGAAGCGTAATAGAGTTCTTATCGAGCTGCATAATCATATCCATCTCAGCTTGCTTACGATTAACCTTACCAGTATGAGCTTTACCTTCATCGGCGGGCTTCTCGTAATCGAAGTCGTAACCAGTCCCGGTAAGTAAGAGCGTACACTCACCAGTAGGTCCGAACCTATTCTTCAGGGTGAACATATTAACGTGCTGATCGGGCTGACCTTCAACGAACTCACGAAGGAGTTGAATATTAAAGTCTACCGAGTGAATCACGGACGTATTACCTTTATACTGACCAGACTTAGTCAAGTGAAGTACAATGCAGATCGTACACTCGTTCTTCTTAGCCGCTTTAACGAGCTCTTGAATAGAGAACATCTCATGACGGCGACTACTAGTATCGCTATGCTTAGACTCTAGAGCTTGGAACGAGTCAACAACCAGCATATCGAAGTCCTTAGTGAACTTAACGATCTCTTCAGTACGAGTCTCGTTACAGATCTCTACCTCATCGACACCAATACGTTTACAAGTATTAGCGAGCTGCTCAACAGCCTCTTCGCCACTGATATAACCGACCTTATAGTTCTGCTTTGCGAGGCCTTCCATGATCTGAAGGAGCATAGTCGTCTTACCAGAGCCGGCACTACCGGTCAAACAACCTACCGAACCGGGCAAGAAGCCGCCGCCGAGGTTATCGTCGATACGAGCGATACCAGTTTGAAGTCTGCGATTAAAGATCTCCGGGATAACTACATCCTGGGCTTTCGTGAATTTGGTTTTCGTAATACTAAGGTTCATAACTTAACTGACTGAAATATTGTAGTGGTTTTTCGGAGGAACTGCAAGCTTAGTCTTCGAACTTCTTGAAGTTATCCGCTACGATCTGACAAAGATCATCTACATTAAGATTAGTAAGCTCATACTCTCTATCCAATAACGGATCCATATAAGTCATAATGTCTTGTTGGATTTGTTCACTGACTTCGTTCTTATTCATCATACAACTATTATGCATTCGGATTGGAGGAACTTCAAGCTTAGTCTTCTAGGAGAATCTTACGGATCTTCAGACGATACTCGAGAGTCGCATCATCCAGCTTATCCTTCTGAAATTCGTTCAGTTTAGGTGCGAGCGTCCAATACATATCTTCTAGACGGTCTCTGACCAATTGCATTTGTTCGTCTCGGCAGTCGTGCATCATTCGTTCTTTCTTATCTAACATACAAATAGTATAGGATTTATTCGGAGGAACCTCAAGCTTTTACCACCACATTCTTGTTTCGTCGTCTGGTTCGATGATCTTAGTCTCATCTTCTTGGTCATATTGGTACCCCACCTCAGGTACCTCCAACGGTCCAAATAGCTTTTCAGCAAGTATTTTAATATCGTATTGATTCATTTAGCCCCCTGTGATATTTTTTAGAACAACATTAAGCCAATTGCATATCCGCCAATGAACGTTCCTAATATAATTACAAATGCAGCTATGGTTAGCAAGGTTATAATATTAATAAATGTATCTTTCATATTTCTATATATTATTTGTCCGCGTATGGATGATTTGGATCACCATCTGGATCCCACCCGTCAAATACGTCTTGTTCAATTCCTTCTAGAATCAATTCGACAACTGCGCCAGAACTCATATGAGGATTCCGCTTCATCGCGTTTTCTGCCAATTTCCGGATATTGAGAACAACATCCACATTAAGGTTTGCGTATTCGGTAGTGGTCATATCGTTATTTTCTATACAAGTATTATACGGGGAATTCGGAGGAACCTCAAGCTTAATAATTATGAACTGCGGGCCCTATTTCGTGATCTAGATGCTTATGGGCAATGGAATAAGAGCGCTCTGGGTATGGGATAACCTCAACATAACCCTCCTCGAATTTACCAATGACCATATAGTCAGCTCCATCATAGGAGACTGCATCTCCGATTTCTAATTTGTCGATCTCTTTCTTACTTAACATGCTTCTATTATGTATTCGGATTGGAGGAACCTCAAGCTAAAACTGGAATTCATCCCAGCCAATAGTATTCTCAATATCTTCTGAGAACTCTTCAATAGTTAAAAGCTTACCTTTTATCTTACATTCCTCTATATAGAGCTCTAATACTTGTTGGGTTGTATCATTCATACCATTTATTTCTTTTTTAAATTCAGGCCAGGGTTCATTATCTAAAGGTCCTAAGCCTGATTGTCCTTCCATATCTAACATACAACTATTATGGATCCGAATAGGGGGAACTGCAAGTCCAAATATAGGCTGGTCATTCCCCCGGAATTTCACTATACTATATGGGTAGTCAGAAGACTAACGTGAATGAGACCATGGGTCTGGGGAGAACTCTTTATAGGCCCGGAAACTCCCCCGAGTACCTTATTATAGGAACTTTTCCCGGGCCCGTCAAGCCTATACTATCTAGCAGATCCTACAGATCTGAATGAACTATTCTCAGCCCCCGCCAGCTGAATAGTAAAGTATGTATATCATGGCTAATGCTACTATCAGAAATATCAGCAAAAACATAAAAGGAGGACTGGCCTTACGGGGTCTGATTGTGCGTAAGACCAGTCTAGTTGTTTGTTCTAGACCCAGGAGGCGCCTTTATGGCTGCTTACTCCTCACTCCCTTACTCAAGGGACAATATTATTATACATTATCTCCCAGGAACTGCAACTACCAATTGAATAGTTCGCACACTCCCCACATAATGACAAATAACCAGAAGAGACCTACTAAGACCTCGTCGATCTTATCCTCTGTCTTGATACCGTACTTAGTTAGCTTCATTAGTTGCCTTGATAGAATCAGACCAAATCCAGAGAGTAACTCCCCCGCAGAGATACAGAGTATCACCCGGTAACTCGTAACCTAACACAGCTGCCACGCAGGCTGTATTAATAAGCGCAAACCCAGCGCCATGCATTATCATCTTCAATTTATTCATTACATATATTATACGTGTATTCCTGAGGCACTGCAAGTATTATTTTTACCCGGTTATATTACTCATACCGTTCGCTCCCCCGCGGGTTCTCAGATTTAACCGGGGATATATCTCCGAGATAAATCTGTGCCTAGTTCGTTAGAGTATAGTATGGGCTAGATATATAACAATACCAGTTAGTAGGTATATAATAAAGAAGACACAATACGCGATATTTCTAGGTCCGTCTTTACCCTTAAACAACTCCTCTAACCTGATTAACCATTCAGGCTTCATCCTTCTTATCTATCGGACCCTTATTAGTGTCGTCGGCGTTACTAAGGTTCTCATAATAGTAAGGTTTAATAGCTGTACACTTAGGTTCTTTTGGAATACATCCAGTTAAGTAAGCTTCTTCTTCTGGCGTTAATT